TACAGGTGGCACGCTAAACTTTGCAGGTCATTCAGGAGCTGGTTCAGGCACTATGAGTGCAACAAATAGTTATATAGGGAATGGAGGAATGACACCGCTTGGTTTTGGCCAAGGTGGTGTGTCTGGAGTAACTGTTGGTGGTCAAATTGGAATAGCTGGTACAGGTTATGGTTCAGGTGGTTCAGGAGGCAGAAACGGTACAGGAACAACTCAAAGAACTGGAGGTGCTGGTACTATTGGTTTTGTATTACTAGAATACTAAGGAGAAAAAGATGAATTTTATAATTATGGATCAATCAAACAATTATGTAAATTATATTGCGGCTAATAGTTTAGCAAAAGCAGAAGAAGCTTTCCCAAACCATGTAATTATAAACTATGATACTGTAGAAGGTAATGCTTTTATGGAAGAATTAATTGCTAATAACTATAATAAAAATTAAAAGATAAATATCTAAAAAGGGTATCAACAGATGGCTATTAGTTCTAGAGATGGTTTTAAAGAGTATTGCTTACGTAAGCTAGGCAAACCTGTGATTGAGATCAACGTTGATGATGATCAGGTGGAAGATCGTGTTGACGAAGCTCTTAAATACTATTGGGACTATCACTTTGATGGTACTGAAAAGATCTTCTATAAAAAACAAATTACAGCAGAAGACATTGCCAATAAGTACATTACTCTTCCACAAAATATTATTGGTGCAGTAAACATCTTTGATCTTGGTAATCATATTGGCGTTAACAACATCTTTAATATCAGATATCAAATAGCTCTTAACGACCTATATACGTTAACCTATCAATCAATGGTTCCTTACTATATGGCCTTCCAACAGATCCAATTGATGGAACAACTTCTTGTAGGTAAACAACCTATTCGTTATAACAGAAATACCAACAAGCTATTTGTGGATACTGATTGGAATAACCTACCAGTAGGTAATTATCTAGTTGTAGAAGCGTATTCTATTGTAGATCCAGCAGATTATGTAGATGTGTGGAATGATAGATGGCTACAAAGATATGCAACAGAATTAATTAAGAAGCAATGGGGATCTAACCTTACAAAGTTCATTGGGATGCAACTTCCAGGTGGAGTTCAATTCAATGGTCAAAAGATCTACGATGATGCTCACGAGGCTATTGATAAACTAGAAGCAGAAATGATCAATAGCTATTCACTTCCTGTTGTAGACATGATCGGCTAATAAAATGGCCTCCAACTTTTATTTTAATAATTTTACTTCGTCAGGTGAACAAAACTTGATAGAAAATCTTGTGATTGAATCTATTAAGATTCATGGTGTAGATAACTATTATATCCCAAGAAAGATTATTAATAGAGATTCAGCATTCAGAGAACAAGAATTTTCTGAATTTGGTGAGGCCATCCTTGTTGAAATGTACATTAAAAACGTTGATGGGTTTGAAGGAGATGGAGAGTTTCTTTCAAAGTTTGGTGTAGAGGTAAGAGATCAGATCACATTCTCAGTAGCTAATAGAGTATTCGAGAACGAAGTAGGCTCGGTACTCAGAAGAGATAGACCTATAGAAAGTGATTTGGTTTACTTTCCTTTCACCAAGGCATTATATACAATCAAGTATGTTAATAAGAAGCCTATTTTTTATCAATTAGGCGCTCTTCAGATGTATGATATTGTTTGTGAATTATTTGAATATTCCAACGAAGTATTTAATACTGGCATTGAATCAATAGACAAAGCATACAATGCTTTCTTGACAACAACAGATCCTTTTATAATGTCGACAGAAGCAGGTACAGTGATTTATACAGAAGCTGGTTTTGAAATTGTTAAGGAAGAATACGATATTGATTATCTAGATCAGACATCACAAAATGATATGTTTGAGACTGCTGGATTAGATTTCTTAGATTTCACTGAAAGAGATCCTTTCAGTGAATCAGATAAGAGGGCATAATGTTAGCTAGCTCACCCTTTTACAATTCATTATTTAAAAAATATGTCGTGATCTTTGGTACTCTTTTTAATAATATTAGTATTGAACGAAAGAATGCTA